TAGTGAACAGTACACCCAGTAACAGTCTCTCCTGCCTCCATTGCTCTCTCAACTACATTCAATCCCTTATACTTTGGAAGTAGTGATGGATGGACATTAATGATAGGACAAGGAAACTTAGATGGATTCTTCAATACTCTCATATAACCTGCTAGTATAATAAGATCAACACGATATGCCTCAAAGAGTTTTATCATCTTATCCTCCTCTTTATGAGGAACTCTTATATGAGGAACGCCAAACTTTGCTGCTCTCTTAGCAGCACCACATTGTTTAGTATTGTGTATCATTAACACAACTTCATGCGTATTACATAAAGGGTTTGTTAATATGTTTTGAAAATTGGTTCCGTTACCAGAACACATAACTCCTAATCTCATAGCACTGGATACTCCTCGTTGCGTACAAATTCAGTTTTCTTAGTCTTAAAGTCTTCTGCTAATCTCATAACTTGTTTCTTATCAAGTCCAGCAAGATTGATACAGTTCTCTAAACACCGAAAGATACATTCTCTATCAGAAATAGGTGGGGAAATCTCCCACCCTTGCTCATCATAATACTTTTTACCTTCAGTAACTTGTGCCTCTAAATGAGATAAATCTTGTGCCTTAGAAGGATTCTTGTAATTATGCTTCTTAGTCATTTTACTTCGTTAAAAAAGAAATGTTGTGATAGTCTACCAGTTTCTAAAGAATCACCAAAACCAGGAAGATTACTTCTATGTGGTAAATCTTTTCCCTTAAAAAGTATCAGTCTATTATAAAGATTTCCAACATGATCAGTTAATAAACTATCATAATCATCTTTATCGGGATCTGGTTTAGTATCTTTTTTAAAAAGAATAGTTCCAGAATCTATAGGAGCATTAGGTGTTAAATATAAAACTCCTGACCAATCTGTATGATCATTGTGAACCCAAGTAGTATCATCTTCTAATGCTAATTGAAAAGAATAACAACAAGATTCTGTTACTATATCTCCATCACCATTTTTTACAACATAATCATCCATCTTAAATTCAAAGGGTAATACTTGTTCCAATTTAGTATCAATCATTTTCCGATACCCATAATCTGCTGGTGGGGTTCTTCTACCAGAGAAAGATCCACGATTGCAAAATTGTTTTATACCACCCAATAATACAGATTGTCTAACCAAATCAGGATTATCTAAGAAATCATCAATAACAATAAAACTTTGTCTCATTCTTGCAGTTCATCTAATCGATATGGTTGTGTCTCAGTAGGAACCCATTCATTATTCTCCCACTTGTATCCTGTTCTACCAAGATACTCTACCTCTTGCTCCCATTCAGCAAGTGCTTCTTTGACAATTCCTTTGATCCAAGTTCTAATCATTCCCATTTTTCGTAAGGTGGTTCAGGTTCATTAATCCTATGCTTAAACTTATCACTATCAAAGTATGATTTACCTCTCTTACCATCCCTCTCATCTAATACTTCATTAATAAGTATCTTCAACTCCTTAACCATCTCAGGAGTATGTAACCTACGAGGATATATCATCATAGGTTTATGTTCCTGTATCTTTCCTTTGTAATTAGGATCAGCAGGAAGACTCATTCCTTGTGTATCAATCTTACTCATATCAATACTCCCTCTTCTCTGACATATAATAATCACCTAAAGTTCCACTCATTAGAGTTTCACTAATATCACCATTAGGTGTACTAATTGTAGGTTCTATATGGTCATTCTTCTTACCAAATGCTAATGCTGGTTTATGAGGATTCTCTAATTCTCTAACCATTTCAACTACCTGATCTCTGATAGCAAGTAATTCATCCTTGCACCCTTGATTAAAGGCACATCCTCTTAGTTTATCATCAGGTTTTAGTAATGATTCTAACAGTAGAGTCCTGCCACAATCCCACTTTTCTTGCTCGGTCATAAAAACTTCTCCAGTGATCCTTTCTTTTTGAGTTTCTTTTCAAGTGCAATTTGTTTCTTTATGTATGACATAGCATCTTTATAATTCCTTGAATGATGCACTTGTTCTCCATTGTGAATAATACACAACTGAGTGTCACTTCCTATAACTGGAACTGCTGCCCAAGTTCCATCTTTATTCACATATCCTTCAGGTTGTCCACCTTTAGGAGATAGTTTACCTTTATTAGGGCAAGGGTAAAACTTACGATAATCTGACGGAACTCCACTCATAGATGATACCCTGCTGATCTTCCTAGAGAATTAGATCCACCCTTCCATTCTTCTTTCTCATAATCAAAATCAGGATGAGGTGGTGAATCATACTTAGGTTCCTTAGATCTATTATGAATGACTATGAATTTATCAGCAGCATAATGTCCACCTAAGCAGACATCTATCTCATCACCATCTTTCCAATTAACCTCACCATTCATTTTGGTGTGTTGCATTAATACTGCAATCTTGTTAATTACATCTTCAGTTAGTCTCATCTTCTTCCTCGTCTGGTAATGGTGGCATTTCAAATGGTTTAGGTGGCTCTTCTGGGATCTCAAAATCAATAATTTCCTGTAGAGTAAACAAACTTATAAGTTCTATGTTTGCCTCCTTCATCTTTGCAGATGCTTCACCATCCACCTGTCGATCAACAACAGTAATGATCTTCTCTACAACATAACCAGCATCACGCAGTTTCTCTACTGCTATAAGAGCAGATCCACCTGTGGTAGTTACATCCTCAAGCACAACTACTTTTGCACCTTTCATAGGCAGTTTGCCTTCAATCCAAGCATTAGCACCGTAACCCTTTTGTTTCTTACGAACAATTAGAGCATCCACACGAATACTACCGCCTGATCCACCCCATATTAAAGTAGATAATCCACTAACTAAGGGATCAGCACCTAAAGTAAGACCGCCAACTGCTTGAACATCAGGATCAATATGCTCTAACATTAAAGCACAAATCGGACCGATTCCTCTGCCTGTAAGTGTTACAGGTTTGCAATTAACATAATGTTCACTCTTACGACCAGAGGAAAGTGTATAATCACCATGCTTATAAGCATCCTCTTTGAGATACCTTAATGCTAAGGGTCTCCAATCGTAAGTATCTTGAATAAACTCTACTACCATTTACCACCAACCGTTAGATAAATTTGAACTGATAACTTCTGCACCAGGATTTCTTGCAAGTGCAATATCTTCTGCCACAAAAACATCATCAGTATCAACAGACTCAGTAAAGATGTGTCCGTTGAGTTGGAGTTTAACCTTGACTTGCATTAGTTTTCCTCTTAATGAACTTATTATAACTCATTTATAGCATCAAGTAAAGGTGACTGTGTCACTTCCATAACTGGTACAGATCGTTCATACTCACCAACTCTTTTGCGTATAAGATCGCCATAGTCTTCGTGCAATTCACATCCAATATAATCTCTACCTAGCGATTTTGCCACCGCAGCAGTCGTTCCACTACCCATAAATGGATCAAGCACAATATCTCCTTTCTCGCTTCCTGCGAGGATACAGGGTTCAATCAGATCGGGTGGATATGTTGCAAAGTGAGCTCCCTTGTATGGTTTCTTTGTTACACTCCATACTGATCTTTTGTTCTTCTTAGGATAACTCTTAGTTAAACCTGAGTGTGGAGTCTGTCCATAATCATTATTACTTGTGTACTTACCTTTACTCCTATCTCTGGTTCCCCAATCTTTAGCATCTTCCTTGATTGCTTCATTATCATAGAAGTATTTCTTTTGCTTACTGAATAAGAAGATATATTCGTGTGCCTTGGTGCATCTATCCCTCACACTCTCAGGCATAGGATTAGGTTTGTGCCATATAATATCCTGTCTCAAATGCCATCCATCTGCCCTCATAGCAAACGCAAACATCCAAGGAATACCAATAAGATCCTTCTCTTTTAATCCTTCTAACTTAGTTCCTCTTTTAGGTGAACTCTCTGGTAGATCTTGGTTAGTCTTACTTACAGTTTGTTTCACATACGCTTGAGAACCTGGTCGATAGTTGTAATAACTATCACCTAAGTTTACCCAACAAGTTCCATCATCAGTAAGCACATTCTTTACTTCTCTGAATACTTTGACTAACTCATCAATAAACTCTTCTGGGGTTTGTTCCTGTCCTATCTGCGATTCTTCACCACCATAATCTCTCAGACCATAGTAAGGTGGGGATGTAACACACATCCTCGCCTTCTCATCAAATTGCTTGAGTGTATCTCTACAATCTCCAAATAAAATAGTGTCTCTCATTTGTTTAAATCCCAGATTAATCTTACTATCATCATAGGAATTATGATATAGTAAATCCACATAACCCACATACCAAATTGATTATAGGCACTTCCACGTTTAAAATTAGTAACTGGTGGAATATTTCTTTTCCACACATCACTTGACATGTATTCGTCTTCTTTAATGTTCATCGTGTTACAACTGAAATTGCTGGTTGACCCTGATTGAATACAGTATCAACAACTGCTTCAACCTTTCGGGCAGTAGAGATTCCTACATTATTATACACAGGAACACATACTTTGCCATGTGTTTTGTTTACATTACCTAAACGAATTACTCTACCAATCGTTTGAGAGATAGTAATATAATCCATATTACGCATAAACAACGCTGCCTCTAATCCTTTAACATTTATACCTTCTGATAGGATGCTGTGATGCAATACCACAAACTTCTTCTCATCATCCTTACCCCAAGCATTAAGAGTTTTAAAGAACTCATCTCTACCTACCTTCTTACCGTTGATAATAGCACCTGTCCTTGATGTGATAGTCATCCAAGAATAACCACGCACATTCAACTCATAGCAGAAGTCGGATTGAGATAGAAGACCAATAATCTGTTTGGTAGACTTAGCACAGATAAGAACCTTATCTACTTCTAATCTATCAATAGCACCAATCATATGCTCAGATTCTACTTCAGAATAGATCTCATCTTTTCTAAGTAAACGACTCTTATACACCTCAACTTTAGGTGGTAGTATGTAACCTTCATCAACCAACTTAGGTGCTGGTACATTAATGATTACATCACCATACACCTCCCTATCATTCATTCCTGCCTTGAATTGAGTAAGGCTATGCTTAGGAGTAGCAGTAAAGAAGAAGCACCTACTAGCACCTCCAGTTCCAAAAAATTTAGTAGAAGGGAAGAAGTTCCTATTAACACTATTGTGTGCCTCATCAAAGTAAACGGTATCCACTACAATATTACTTTCTTGTACTCTATGTAATGAATGGTATGTGGTAAAGATTAACTGATTAGATTCATAACATAGGAAGTTATGGTATCTAATATCATCAACTTTAGTTGAAGAGAAATGCTCTGTTTCACCACTATGAACGTGCATAACTCTTACATCATTAAACTCTCCTGTTTCCAAGAACTCAGAACATAGTTGCTCTGCTAACAGGATGCGTGGAGCAACTACAACAATAGTTGAAACCTCTTGTGTATTGAATAACCTTTTGGCATCATCAATCATACACATAGTTTTACCACCGCCAGTAGGAACGATGATCTGCCCCTTAGTATGGTTTGCCATAGCATCCAGAGCATCATTTTGGTGTGGACGTAATGGCATTAATGTTTCTCAGTTGAATATATTATAGCACAAAAAAACCCCCTTTCGGGGGTCTTGTGACAGTTAGAGATCAGTCCCTCAAATTTCTATCAATAGCATTTTGGTGTTCTGTTGCAGTAAGAGAAACCATAGTAGATACTAATTGAGGATTCTTTTTTGCATAACCCTCACCAAGTCTAGCATCAACACTTTGAACTGCGTGATGTAAGTATAGGTCTGTAATAAACTCTGCCTCACAGAGAGGATTCATTTGTTGTGTCATGTGTTTGTATATGTAACGACAATCCTACTATAACACAAAAAAAGAGGGTGTCAATCCCCCTTGGTTCTTAAAAAATTATAAAGCTTGTCCTACAACCCTAACAGAGTTAGTTATACAAATTAAAATTTCAACACTCCTATAGGTTCACCAAAACTATAGTCATATTCTAAGGCATCTGCACAAACATAGTGCGGATGATGAGTTGTCACACCCAAACGACCACAGAGTTCCTTATGGTTGTCCTCTAGCAATTCTACTGCGTAAAGCATGTGGTTTAGAACGTGCTTCTCATTATGATACAAACAGAGACGTTCCTTTAGTCCAATTAAGAAATTGCCACTACCAGCACAATTATCAATAAATTTGCTGCTAGAATCTTTCAATAAAGAAACATCAATCTCATCTATCATTAATTCTACCAACTCACGAGGTGTGAATACCTCTTGAGTTTCTTTTATTCTTTCATCAGATCTTTCAATACTAGATCCTGTCTCTATATTATGCTTGTTCTTTTTCATCTAAACATTTAATATAAGTACTAATTAAATCATTCTTACCAAAATGGTATCGACCATTAGTTACTGTTGCTACTTCTCTAAACTTAGGAGCAAACTCTAGTAGATTCTTAATTACTTCAGGTGATTTAACATTTAGAAAATGATGTCCTTTAGCATAGTGTGTAAAATTCTCAGTCTTTACTACTCCACTAGGACCACATCCATACTCACCAATAAAAACATCTGCCTCAAATCTATCTTTGTAATCTAGAAATTCAAAATCGGGATGTTCTCGGTGCATAGGAATCTCGTTCACCCCTTTTGCAAATCTCGATGTGTTTTTTACTTTCCAATACTGTTTTACTGCACTTATTCCACCAGGAAAAGTAGCAGCATCTAGATCATCATCAACTTCACAATGAAGATATGACTTGATCTTATTCTGACAAGAAGGTTTCCTCATAGATGTAGGTAATACAAACCTAATATCATCTGTGATCTCAGAAGTTTTATTTAATATCTTTATAGCAAGATTCCCTCCTACACCATAAGGAGGGTTTCCTATAGCAAGAGTAAATTTCATAATAAAAGTATAACAGGAATCTCGAACAGTGTCAAGTATTATTTGAGTTGTTTACTTACGGTTACGCTTCCTCCACCATTCTTAGCTCTTACTGAATACGTGGTCGGTACTGTTGGTTGTCCTATTATCTGATAACCATCAGAAGATAATGCTCTAGGAACAGCAAAACTAGGATCAGCTGGAGATGAGAATCCATCTACGTTGTGAATTGGATCTGCTAAATTAACATTACTAACAGAATAACTAAATTGAGCAGCACCCCATACAGTACCTTCAGAACCAAGAGGACTAGAATCAACTGCAACTACTTTATTTCCAGCATTATCATAAGTATAAATCTCAAATGCAACACCAGCAGGGTTTTCCTTCCAGTTTATTTGAGGACTACGTTTTATCCTTGATATTGTATAGAAGTTTTCGCCAGGAGTAACTTGGGTGTGACCATCATATCTGTAATTTCCATCATCAGATTCTATGTAAGTAACACTAGCACCTTCAATATTAAGTACTCCTACTTGAACACCACCCCAATAATATTCAAAAGTTCCTCTAGGATATTGTGAATTAGGTACTGTAGCTAATACATAATTTTGTCCAGCAACATATCCTGGAGCATTAATCGTATCCCAACTTATACTTAATGGTTGTCTATTGAAACACTGCACCCTAACTGATGCGTTAGTTCCATTTGCAAAAGAATAATTTATAGGTATATCTAATTCACTACTTCCACTACTATTATATTTTGTAGTCTCTCCAATTTTAAACGTCTGATCTATATAAAATATACAATCATTATCAGACTGAGCTCTAAGTCTATATTCATTAACACCCCTAGTTAATGGTGGATTGAAAGACCAAGCTTGGAAGAAACCAGGTTCAGCACCACTTTGAGTTTTTGGATCTGTATTATTTTCCCAGTATGCTAATCTACGCATAAATGCTGACCAATACTGATTCATACCAACATACTCGGATGAAGTATCTCCCGCCCAACCATTAGCGTTACTAGCAGAACCATGAGTTCCTGTTACATAAGATTTCTGCCAAACAGTATTACTGTTTCCATTAGGTAATATATAAACCTCTTGGTTTCTATCAGATTCATGATCATCTACGAAAAACATCTTCTGACCTATTTCTAATAAATGACCTGCTTTAAGATAAGGTTTTCCATTTGAATCAGTTCCACCTTGATTTCTTGCATTTAATTCAACAAATTCAACAGGATATATCCCTTCAGTTATAGTAAGTTGAGGAGAGTAAAATATTTTTGGTAACTCACTTGAACTTGGTGTTGGGAAATCAATATTACGAACACTACTCCATAAAAGTGATCCATCTGGTTTGTATATCTTTATTCCTTGCATACCATATCCATAATCACCCTTATCATTCCACATATGAGCAAACATAGCAGATACAGTACCAGTTACATTTAGAGTTTGAGTCTGTGTACCATCTAAATCAGGATAGTTAAACCTAATATAATTAGGATCACCCATAGTAATAATTGGTGCATTAGGAACAATAATAGGTGGTGAATTTGTTCCATCACACTGATTTCCAATAGTACCTCTAACACTACTTGATCCTGTATTTCCTAATAATGGTGTCTTAAAGTATTTTCCACATACAGCAGCTCCACCTTTACCACCACCTTCTCCTTGTGCTAATCCACTAGCAGCAGGACTTTTACCAGCATTAGAACCACCAGGAGAACCATGCTGTCCACCATCTTCACCAGTACCACCTGGACTTGAGTTCTTAGCAGATCCTAATGTTCCACCAGAATTACATTTAGCATCTATATCTTGTGTTCCAGCACTTCCACTACTTTGAGCTTGATAATTGGGTGATCCAGGAACACCAGCAGCACCATTACCACCAGCACCACCTCTACCTTGAATTGGTAAAGTTGAGGTATAACTACCATATGAAGTGTAACTACAAGTACGTGGAGTTGTAACACAAGTTTGTGTATAACAGAAGACAGCAGATATAGTTCCATATCCACTACCATCAGGACAAGGTAATGTTGCTATGTGTAGACTAGCACTTATTTCTCCTGGTCCACAACTTCCACCACTACCACTACCATGACATCCTTCATCATATCCAGCTGTATATCCACCACCAGTAGTACAAACCGTTCCACCACCAGAACAACTTGTATATCCACCTAAATCACATATACCAGCAGCAACAGGCCACTCTCCTTGTATTCCTTGTTCTCCACCGCCACCGCCACCATATATCTTACCACCATTAACATGAATATAAGTTATACTTTCTATTCCTCCATGTGATATTGATAATGCTGGTCCACCATCTTTACCTGGATCACCTTCATCTTGAGGACTATGACTAGGACCAAAGAAACCACCTTTACCACCAGCACCATATATTCCACCACTAACATGAATCCTTGTATTCAACGCCTTTAATGGATCTGGCATGACCAACTTAGCAGCAGCCTTTTTAGTATGACCTCTTCCACCACCACCTACAGAACCATTAGTTCCTTCATCATCAGAATATGCTATTCCTGTTATATTGATTATCTTCTGTACATTTCTTTGATAATTTCCACCAACACCAGAAGCATCTAAGTTATTAGTACCATCCCAATCAATTCCACCTGAACCACTCTTCAGACCCATATCTAAGAATTGATCATTACCAGATTGATTAGCAGTATATCTCTTAATAGAATTTCTAAATTGTGATGCTTTTAAATTCTTACCTATACCAGAATATCTGAAAGGACCACTACCACCAGTACCAATAGTGCGTTCTACTTTTGATATTGAATAAAAATTTTGTGTTAATTTGGATCTTTCGATTGAATATGTTCCATCCGCTTGTAATGTTCCACCTCTAAATCTAAAACTACCATATTGATTAGTGACCTCAACATAATCAACAGTAGCACCTTGAATATTAAGAACTCCTTGAAGAACACCATCCCAATAATATTCAAAAGTTCCTGCAGGAAATTGTCCAACAATAGGTGTTGTAGCTTCTACATAATTTTGACCAGAGATATGACTCATAGGATCAATAACAGTCCATTCTGCTGGCTGTTGATCGTGTCCATCATACCTAATATCACCAAGTTCTATGTAAGTCTGTGTAGCAGTATCAAGATCAAGTGTTCCTACTTTAACACCACCAAAATAATAGTCAAAAGAACCTCTAGGATAATTTGTACTATATGGCATCGCCTCCACATAATTTTGTCCAGAAACATATGCTGGTCCGTAAGTTGTATTCCAAGTCACACTCACTGGAAATGGATCAGATGCTATTTGATCATTCTCAGTAGAATCTGGTGTTATAGGTTCTCTATCATAGAGATTTGTATTTCTAAAAAGTTCTGAAGCAGAAATAGATCCACTACCAACTTCCTTAAAATTGTTTCTTAATTGACTAAACTTTATTTCACCTGAACCGAAATATGGTCCTGCTTTGGTTACACTAATTCCCATTAACTATTCCTTAGTGAAGGTTCTGCCACGTAGATCCATTATAAACTTGAAGTTTGTTTGTAGTAGTATTGTATATTATTGCACCAGCAGCTAATCCTGCTAAGTTACCTCTCTCAGTTGTGGTAACTTTTGGTGGAAGCATAAAGTTTCTATTCTGTAAAGATGGTACAGTAAGTCCTCTACCAGCATTAGAGAAGTCAACAGCAGCACCTATTGGTTGATTACCAACTCCAAGATATTGAGTTGCTTGAATAGTACCAGTAACATCCAACGCATTTATAGGGTTGGTATTACCAACACCCAATCTATTGAAAGATGCATTTGCTGTTGGTGAATAAACACCCATAGCTAATGGAATATTTTCCGCAGAAGTTAAGATTCCAATCGTGGATACACCAGAGATAACTCCATTTCCTCCACCAATTTGAACTGCTCCAAGATTAACACCACCTAAGAATGTAGATATTCCAGCAGAATCTATTCTAACATCAATTTGATCGGGTAATCTATCAGCAGGAACGTCTGAAGGATAATTAAATACTCCCGTAACAGTTAAATCTCCGCCAACAGTCACGCTACTAGTAACTCCTAGTGTTCCAGCAACAGTTGCATTACCACCAACAGTTAGTAAAACACCAACATCTAAACTATTTCTTACATAAACATCACTTGAGAATGTTCCAATACCACTTACATCTAAAGGATATTCTGGGTCAAGTTTATTAACACCTAACTTTCCAGTATAGTCTAGTGACATTACTGTGCTGTTATTTACACCATATATCCAGTTAAATGATCCAGTATTAATACCAGCAGCCCCACCACCATGAATAATAGTATTGATGCTACCAGGATCTCCATTAATAATATCAAGTTCTTGACTAGTTTCACCAAACTTAACTTGTGCTACGCTTGCTCCAATACCAATCGAATCTCTCTGACCTAATTGTAAAACAGCATACTCTTCACCAACAACATTAACAGTAGAAATTCCTGTCTTATATACCTGAATATCACCTATTGGATTGTTGACACCAACTCCCAATTTACCTTGAACATTTAATGATGCTGCTGTTGCTATACCTATAGTTGAACTAGCAGAAGTTAATCTTCCAGTAGTAAGAATACCAGAAACAGTATCACCATCAATAGTTCCAAGTATCTTAAGTATATTAAGTGTTGAAATACCTGTTACCGCATTAATATTACCATTAACATTTCCAGTAAGATTACCAGTAACATCACCTGATAAAGCACCAGTAAATCCTGCACCAGTAGCGTTTATAAGACCTGCATTTATAGTGGTTGATTGTAAAGTAGTGATTGTTGATACACCACTAACTACATCACCAGTAACATCTCCTTTAAATTCAGTAGCAGTAACTACACCCGTAACATTTGCGTTTGTAGACTGTAACTGTGTAATAGTTGATAATCCACTAGATACAGATCCATCAACATGTCCTTTAAAGGTGGTAGCAGTAATAACACCTGTTGCTACAATACCACCCTTATCATTAATACCTACACCTTCTTCAAAGTTAGTTAAGTCATTATTTCCACTAACTTGGAAGGTAAATCGAGGATCTACTGTCCCCACACCTACGCCACCTTGAGCGTATATACTTGTATATCCTAATCCTACGTCTTTATCTAACCACTGAGATGTGGGAAGATTCAATAATTCTTTACCATCACCATAATAAGTAACAATACCAGATGGTTCGGTTGCAGTTATAATACCTGCTGTTCCAACACTAATACCAACACCAATTACACCACTAGAATAATCATTTCCACTAACGGTTAAATTGGTTACAGTTAAAGATGTAATTATACCTGTAGTTGCATTAAGTTCTCCCGAACCAACAACATTAGGATCTGCAATAACTTTAACTTTTCCTCGGACATCCAAAGCCTCAGTTGGAATAGTAGTTCCGATACCAACCAGACCCGTTTGGTTTACGATCAGATTGTCATCATCAACCTGAACACCATTACGGAAATTAAATGTCTTCTTAATATTAGCCATTAATATTATTTTTAGTTATTTATTATGATAAAGTATCAACCTTATTAGATAATTCCTTGATTGCTTCCAATAGAAGTGGAACTAACTTCTCATAATCAACAGCATAGGTTCCATCTTCTCTAATGGTTACTGTGCCAGGTAATCCGATAGCAGAAATTTCTTGTGCGATCACACCAGTATCTTCCTGTCCCTCTTTCTTAGATGCCTCATTCCAAGTAAAGGTATTACCTGAAATTGATTTAACCTTAGCAAGAGAATCTTGTATTGGTTTAACATCATTCTTCAATCTTGCATCAGAAGTTGAGTATGCAGTAATATCATCAGTTACTTCTAAAGCACCATGAACTTTAGCACCAGAATTAAGAGTTTCAAACCTTAAGGTAGTGCCATGACGTAATTTAATACCTGCTCCAGCAGTATAAATTAAACCTTGCTCTGTGCCATCCTTATTACCTATTTCAATATTCGCATCACTTCGCAAGTATATGTTAGCGAGTGATTCATCTTTAATAATATTAGTGCGAACACCATTATTAACATCATGTTCAATAGAGAAATATGGTCCAGCAGTAGTTCCACCAGCAGTTAATTTAACATTATCAGGTAAATGTAAACCGCCACCAGCATTTATGTTGCCAGTAACATCTAAAACACCACCAAGAGAAAGTTGACCAGCAACACCAACACCACCACCAACTATTAAAGCACCTGTGGTAGAACTGGTTGATGCAGCATTTTCACAAATTCTAACGATACCATCCATTACATTTAAGGATACTGCACCAGAAGCAGTTACCTTATCACCAATAGAAACTCCACCTTTAACCACTAATGATCCTGTAGGAGTTACACCACAACTAGATGATGCTACCGTTTCATTATTAAATTTAACTATACCATCAACAGTTAAGTTAGTTGCAACTTTAAGATCCTTGTTAAATCTTACATTACCGTTGAACGTTACAGGTCCATTAAACTGAGATAGAATTGTATTAGAACTTCCACCCTCAACAAGTAATCTATCTTTAATGATTACTTCATCAAATACAACACTAAGCGTACTTGGATCTTCACCTGTTACAGTTGGAATTGGAATATCAAATGTTATCTGTTCACCAGAGTCAGATGAAATCTTAGTGTTTCCAATATAGAAATCACCCTTATCATTCATACCTGTGTAAACAACAGTACCACAAGAAGTTTCTTGTGATTGTGATAAGAACTCTTCTCTCTCAGTTAGAGATTTAAGTTGAACTTGAGGTAAACCAGTTGAATAGTTACCTGGACCATAACCAAGGTATTCAAACGTATGACCAGATGCTCTTAAAATAGATGGTCTTCGTAATTCAACAGGAAGTGGATTAATCTTCTTAATCTGAGAATTAAGAACATGGTTGTCAACAATCGTACCTAATGCACCACGAATAACTTTAAGTTTAGTTCCAGTACCAATAGTTTTATCAACAACTCTCATTATTTCACTATCAATCTGAATAAATGAACCTAATGGGAATCTTGCTTGAATAGATGCAACAGTTGTTCCTCCACCAGGTAGAGTAACTTTAATTTCATCCGTAACTGAAGTAATTGTTTCATTCAAAACTAGAGATTCATTATCATAGAAACAAATTCCTCTTACTCCTAAACTTTCTCCTTGCTTACCAGAGTTACCATCATTAGCAGATAATCCATGCTTAAGAATATACTTAGGAGATGTTAATCCACCTGGAGTTTCAGCAGTAAAACTATCTACATCCACAACTTCAGTAACAATAAAGTCTCCAAGATTAGCATCAGAAGCATTTAATGCTCTGAAACGATTTCCTTTGAGTAATCCGTGTGCAGCAGTACAATTAAATGTAGTTGTATCAGTTCCACTAGAAGTACTAACTTCAACAGTAGGTCCTACACTAACAACAGTTTGACCATTTAGAATAGTTTCACTTGCAGTCTTATTAATATTGATCTTGTTAATATCCGTAGCATCATTAACTCTGAAGTATTGATCTGTTCCAGTACTAATACCTGTTACTTGAACATAACTAGCAGTTGCCAAACTAATGTTTGTATCAGTAATAGCGATATTAGCACTAGGAGCTCCACCAATACCACCTTGAGATACTAATGATGAATCAAAATATAATGGAGATAGTGAACTCTTATATGCTGATCCTGGTTCAGTTATCTCATACTCGGTAACTGCTCCACCACTAACAACAACTTTAGCAGTAGCACCTTTCCATACAGCAGAAGCAGGAGCAGAAGCATCATCAAATAATTTTACGTTATAGTAAGTTCCATCAGTATGACTTCCTCCACCTGATAATGTTCCACCATACTTCAAACCACCAAGATTGTGTTCCTTTGTAAGTGTTAAAACAGCAGAAGTAGTATTATCAGTTACATCACTAATTGTATTTGCAACACCAAAACTATTAATAAAATTATTAGCAGTTTCTCTAGTAATACTCTTCTTAAGATCATTAGTAACTACATCACCAATAGGGAATCTCTTAGCATAACTATTTGCCTGTTGTGGATTATCATTTACATTATCTCGATCCAATTCTGGATAAAGATTAACAACATTCTGATTATACTTACCATTAGGAAATTCTTCCGCTATGACATTATTACCATTCAGAATGTACATATGGTAAACACCATCTTGTGCTCCCTCAACATATGGTAAGATTGTTTCAGTTCTATAAACAAATAGATTCTCTTTGTTATCATTCCTTTCAAATCTAGGTAATGCCATATCCCTAGTATGAGTGTCATTACTATAAGTTCCTACATTATGGACATTACCTAAAATGTCAGTTGTCTTATAAGTAAAGACTTTATCACTAATAATACTATTAACTAAGAATGTTCCATTATATCCTTTACCTGCTGCTCCATTAGGATTAACAGTACATTTTATATTCTTAAGGATAATCTGTTCACCAGCATTTAAATTATGTGACTTATCAGATCTAATAGTGACTATTTTAGTCGTGCTATTAAAATCAAGATAAGAAATGAATCTCAAATTCCTATTATAATCATAATCAGTAGATCCAATAGATGTTCTAGTGAAATCTGCTGTTGCTCTTATATTAGTAGAACTAGAATCTTGAACAATAAAACTATCGTTAGGATCTCTAGCATTTTCTAATTCTTTTGGAATTACATATCTAAACTTATAGAGTTTATCATCTAAACTTCTACTATCATTTTGTCTTTGAAGATAAGGAATATCCTCATCATCAGGATCTAAATTAGCAAAATTGTCATATATTGTGTTATAAGTTGATTCAGAAGACTGATTTGTACCATCAACATGAATAAACCAATTACTTTCAGCAGCATCCCACTGCATCGGATGTCCTAGATCACCTGGTTTCTTATCAGAAACTCTACTAATAATTTTTAATTTACCTGCATCAGGACTGTAAATAGTTTTAATATATTGTGGTGTAGTTCTATCAGAGTTAGTTTTTGATGATGCAATCTGAATTGTGTAATCATCTAAACTGATACCATCTTGTCTTGAAGCATTCTTTTCATTAGTAATTGCATAATAAATTTTATGCGGATCTAAACCTTCTGGTAAATCACCACTCTCTGCAATAATTCTAATAGATTCACCATTATTAAGATCATGTTTAGCACCAACAGCACGTAAATTGTTGAGTTCTATTTTATGCTGAATAGATGCACTTCCTTGAGTAGTATTATTATGAATTCCTTCATATTCTTTTTCTGAAGTAACTCTAACTGTTGAAGTCACAGTTGAAGCATTACCACCAACAATTTCCTTATTGGACATACAGATGGTAGCCTGAACTTTAGTTCCATTTGCCAAATCTATATAAAACTTCTCACCAACTCTTGCACCGATTCTAAATCCCTGTGCAATTTCAGATGGTACTAAGTTCTCATTAGTTTGACCTAATAAGAATAACTTACTTCTACTAAGAATATTATTTGTTGAAGTATCAGCAGCTTTATATGCTTGGTTAACAGAAGTATCAAGTTGATTTAACTCAATATTAGATTCTTCACTAACAACTGCCTTTGGTGCAATAATAGATGTAATAAATCCTTTATTATCTTTATCAAAAGATTCTTTCTTAAACCCATCAGCAGCAAGAGCAAACTGACCGAAGTTAGAGTTAGAGTTTGTAATAGATGCGTCACCACCAGACTTCATTAA